TCAGGATTAAAATTTCAAGTTCGTAATACTGGCGATGATTTATCAACTAAAATGACATTAAATCCAAGTGGATTTTTAGGATTGGCAACAACCACACCACAAAAACCATTGCATATTGAGGGTGCAACTGGAAGTCAAGTTTTAATTACTGGTGCATCTGATACTGTTGGTGATACAGCTGGTATATTATTAAGAGCCGAAGATGGTGAGCCAAATTCAGATTTAAGAGCAAAAGGAGGTATCTTTTTTCAACGAACTGCATTATTTGGAGTGGGTAAATTACATTTAGCAGTCAATGGTAGTGCAAATAACACATCAGTAACAGCGGCTAATGCAAAATTAACTATTGATGAAGCTGGTTTTGTGGGCATAGGTTTGGCATCACCAGTATCACCATTACATATACAACATACTAATTTAAGTGCTGAGCCATTTTCCGCATTAACAATAAAAAATACTAGCTCTAGTGGTAATTATTTTACTGGTGTAAATGTTGATGCTGTTGGTCAATCACATTACAGATATAGTTTAAATGGTTCTGTAAAATGGCAAACAAGAGTTGGCAATGGTTCTGGTGCTGATAGATTTGATATATATAGTTGGACAGCGGGACAGAATGTATTAACAATATTAAATGATGGCAAAGTTGGTATTGGCAATAATTCAGCACCAGATAAAACATTAACAGTAGGTAGTTCAAGTATGGGAATAGCTGGTATTGATATTATTACAACTGGTGGCAAATTATGGGAAGCTGAACAATGGTTTTCTAACGAAGGTTATCAGGGAATGTATTATGCTGGTACGAAAACAATACAATTTAGAGCTAATGATATAAGTTATTTTAATAGCGGTCCAGTAGCAATTGGTCAAACAAGTAGTAGTGGTTATAAGTTTCAAGTTAGAGATGATTCAACTTGGAACACATCAGCTTTTATATCTGATAGCAATACTGGCTCAGGAATTACTTTATTTAGTGTAAGCACTGGTGTTCAATGGAGTACAATTGCTCAAGGCACTAGTGGTGGTGCTAATGATAATAATTTAGGGTGGCACTTAACAAATGTTGGTACAAGTGGTGAGTCGGATGGTTATAAAATGGTTTTAACCGCATCTGGTCAATTATCCTTACTTAGTGGTGGTACTTTAAGAACTGGCTATCCTTTAAATATTACAGCAAATTCCTCAGCTCATGCTATTGGTATTAGAGGGCGTTCATCTGATAACATTTCTGAAATAAATTTTGCTAACAATGCAGATACAAGTTTATTTGCTCGTATTGATGGCAGAGATGCAAGATTAGGTTTAATTAGCTATGGTACTAGTAGAAGTATTGAGTTTCATACTAACGGAACTTATAGAGCTAAATTTGATCCAAATGGTTTTTTATTAATAAACAGCTCTGGCAATCAAACAGGTCAAGCATTACAAGTAAATGGATTTATTGATATAACAAATGTAACTGCATCGGCTTTAAGATTCTATAATGGCTCAACTTTTAGAGGTGGTTTTGGTTTAAAACAATGGGGAATTGGTACAGCATCGACAAATATGGTTTGTTTAGCGACTGCTGATTTAGATATAATGTCTGGTGGTGTCACAAATGCTAAATTCAGAAGCAATGGCTCACTTACTTTAAATATGGGTGTTGATGCTTTTGTTGAGGGTTATAGTGGCATTGGCATAAACGTACCATCTGCCACAAAAAAATATGTTGGTTTTTATGATAGTGGCACAACTACTTATGGTGGTGGTATGTGGTATGATGAGGCATCTAATATAACATCATTGTATTCTTTATTAGATGGCACACAAACTCAGCATGTTCAATTAGATAGAGCAACTGGTAATACTTGGATAAATCCTAGTGGTGGCAAAGTTACTATTGGTGTTGGATCAACACAATCTGAAATGCTACATATTAGAAGCACTAGCGGTGATGCTGATATTTTATTACATAGTAGTAATAACCAAAAACTTAGATTAGATTCAAACTCTATAAGAACAACAACAGCTAGTAATTTAGCAATCTTTGTAAATAATGATTCAGCAAAAGGGATATATTTAAATTCAAATGGGATGGTAATGTGTGGAACGACAACAGCACCCGAATGTTGTGTACCAACTCCTAAATTTTATGTTGCTGGTACATCTGTGACAATTTCTGCTATTGGATCAAGTGATAATGTTCGTAGTGGTTTGGCTCATTATGATAGCACAACTGGCAATGGTGCTGGTGTTGGTGGTCAGTTAGTTTTAGGTTATAGATATTCTAGCACTAGTTACACAGAGGGTGCTATTATTAGAATGTATAAAACAAATTCAACTGTTGGTAATTATTCATCTGGTTTAAAATTTCAAGTTAGAAACAATGGCGCTGGTTTATCAACTAAAATGACTTTAAATGCTGGCGGTGATTTAAGTGTTGTCGGTTCAATGACTGCGGCTGGTGATGTAATTGCATTTTCAGATAAAAGAGTTAAAACAAATATAAAAACCATTGACAATGGTTTAGAAAAAATATCTAAATTAAGAGGTGTTAGCTACAATAGAACTGATATTGATGACAAGTCAAATAAAATTGGTGTTATAGCACAAGAGGTTAATGAAGTGTTGCCAGAGGTTGTTTTATATAATGAAGATGATGATAAATATGGAGTTGATTATGGTAAAATGGCTGGTGTATTTATTGAAGCCATTAAAGATTTAAAAGCTGAAGTTGATAGTTTAAAACAAGAAATAAAACAATTAAAAAAATAAAATATGCCTTGTCCGAATATTGCAAATGATGAAATATCAATGTTAAAGACAGCTAGGGAAAGAACTGGAGCTGGTTATACATCAAGTTATAGCATAACATCGCCAATTTATATGAGTGATATACAAAGATTATCTGGCGGCAATACAAGTGGTTCTGGTAATTCTTATCCAGCAGTTGCTTTGGCAAATCCAATAAACAACCGACCAGATGGTGCGAATCCTTTGCAGATGTCTGAATTTAGCTTATACGATCAAAACCCTCCTAGAACTGCATTTATGTTTAATTATAACAGTTCATCTAGTAGTAATGCTTGTGCTTTTGCTATACCTTTTGATACATATTATCATGATGATGCTAATAATTTAGTGCCTAGTAATGTAAATATTTATACAGCATATACGACACAAACTGGAACAACAGTAGCAGCGGCTGGTTACTATGCTATATACACTACTGGCGGATCGCCAAGTGGATCATGGATGCAAGTTGGCAACAATGGATTAATAATTGCAACTGGAAGTTGTTAAAATTTTACTAAATTTGTAATTAATTAAATAAATAAAAATAAGCAAACTAGAAGAAAAAGAATTAAAATCTTTACAAGAAAATCAAGGAAAATTAAACAAAATTATTAGTATATTTGTAAAAAATATTAGTTATGGCATTACAAGGCAGTTATACATTTAAAGGAATAGTTTTATCGGAAGCATATGTTATGGTTTCAGATGTTCAAACAAGAAAATCTATTAATTCATCACAAAACTTAGTTTCATCAGCTACTTATAATTCTGACGGTACTATAGATCAAGAAGCTGTATATGAAACTGTTTATAGTTCTGTAATAAATTGTAGTGGTCAAGTAAAAATATACAAGGACGCCGCTGCTAAAACAGCAAACCCATATGAATTTATTCAATCTGAAGTTTTTAGTTTTACTGGGGATGTTAGTGCTGATGCCGATAATGCTGTGATACAAGCTTATACGCATCTAAAAACTTTAGATAAATACGACGGGTATACAGACGTATAAAAAATAAATAATAATTAAATTAAATAAAATGGCAGAAAACAAAATCTCTGAAGAGCACTTAGAGGAATTACAATCAGGTGTTTCAAAAATTAATCAAGTAGCGTTACAAATAGGTAACATGGAGTTACAAAAGCACGGACTTTTACACCAAGGGTTAGAACTACAAAGTGACCTTAGTAAATTCCAAGCTAAACTAGAAGAAAAATATGGCAAGGTATCTGTAAACATTCAAGACGGAACTTACGAGCCTATAGAAGACAAACAAGAAGTTACAGAAAAATAATTATGGAAATCCGTAAGATTTCTATAGGGGCAGACTATAAGTCTAGTGCTATGCACTATATAGTAGGCCAATATATTCTTAACGGAACTCATACAATACACTTAATAGATTACAAAAAAGAAACTGAGTCTTTTGTTGTATGGATACAAAAAGGAGACGAGGTTTTTGCATGGAAAGAGTTCAATAAAAACATACCTGTCTCTATTGAGTATAATATAAATTTTTAATGAAATCTCCATTTTTTTTCCTTATAAAACCAAAAGGAGAAGCTTATAATAATGAGATAGAATTAGCAGGAGAAAAAATAATTATAAACTCTACTGTAGAAAACCACATCAATGTAAATAGGTTTGCTGAAGTAATACAATGTCCTTATACTTATAAAGGTAAAATTAAACCTGGAGACACATTAATTGTTCATCATAATATTTTTCGTATTTATTATGATATGAAGGGAAGACCTAGAAAATCCCCAAATTATTTTAAAAATAACATATATTTTATAGACCCATATCAGTTTTACCTGTATCATGATTGTGAACAGTGGAATGCTGTTGGTCAATATTGTTTTGTAAAACCTATTGAAAAAGAAAATTCTTATCTTTATGAAGAAGGTTCTGAAAACCACACAGGTATAATTAAATACTCTAACAACACTCTTGATAAATTAGGTGTAAAAAAAGGAGATAAAGTTAATTTTACAAAGGATAGTGAATATGAGTTTCAAATAAACAATGAAACTTTATATAGAATGAGGACTATTGATATATGTACTGTTCTAAATTGATTATGAAAGATATAAATGATATTAAAAAAAGAATTATAAAAGCAGGTTATGAAGCTGTAAATCAACTTATAAGAGTTGCAGAAGAAGAAATTATAAAACCAGACCCTGAAGATGAATTAGCTGCAGATAGATTAAAAAATGCAGCGGCTACCAAAAAGTTAGCAATATTTGATGCTTTTGAAATACTTACAAGAATAGAAGAAGAAAATAGTTATATTGAGAATAAACCATTAGAAAAAGAAAACAAAACTTTTAGTGGTTTTGCTGAAAGAAGATCGAAGTAATGTATGAACAAACTTTATATTCTGTATTAAAAGATGTAATTCCTACTAAGGTTTTAAAATCAAAAAACAAATCAAAGTCATGGAAATATGGTTATAATAAAGAGTATGATATTATTATAATAAGCAAAACAGGTCAAATAGCACAAGTATATTCAATTCAAGGCTTAATTATTGCATTACCTAAAGAAGAAGATGTTGCTAACACAAAAAAATGGACTAGGCAAGAGTACCCAAAAGAATTAAAAAGAATCAATAATATATTTGATTGGAGAGATTTACCTGATGATTTTAAAAATAAATGGCACAATTACATAGATAATGAGTTTAAAAAGCGTGAAGAAGGTTATTGGTTTACTAACAAAGGCATTCCTACTTATATTACTGGCTCTCACTATATGTACTTGCAGTGGACCAAGATTGATGTTGGGAAGCCAGACTTTCGAGAAGCAAACAGATTATTCTTTATTTTTTGGGAAGCGTGTAAAGCAGATCAGCGGTGTTATGGAATGTGCTATCTCAAGAACAGACGTAGCGGTTTTTCGTTTATGGCATCCGCAGAGACAGTTAACTTGGCAACCATATCTTCCGATGCACGGTACGGTATACTGTCCAAATCTGGAGCCGATGCTAAAAAGATGTTCACAGATAAGGTGGTACCAATATCGATCAATTATCCATTCTTTTTCAGACCCATCCAAGACGGTATGGATCGCCCCAAGACAGAACTCGCGTACAGAGTACCCGCTTCGAAATTTACACGAAAGAGACTCGAGTCTAACACTAAAGTTCAAGAAATGGTCGGACTTGACACAACGATCGATTGGAAAAACACCGGTAACAACTCCTACGATGGAGAAAAACTTTCACTCCTCGTTCATGATGAGGCAGGAAAATGGGAAAAACCTGAAAACATTCTCAATAACTGGAGAGTTACGAAAACCACTCTTAGACTTGGATCGAAAGTAATAGGTAAGTGCATGATGGGCTCTACCTCCAATTCTTTAGATAAGGGAGGGGAAAATTTCAAAAAACTGTACAATAATTCTAATGTTTTAGAAAGAAATAAAAACGGTCAAACACAATCTGGTTTATATAGTTTATTTATTCCTATGGAATGGAATTTTGAGGGCTATATTGATGAATATGGATATCCTGTATTTGACACTCCAGAAGAAGATGTATTTGATAATGCTGGAGATATAATTGATACAGGTGTTTTAGATAGTTGGGATAATGAAGTAGAAGGTTTGAAAAATGATTCAGATGCTTTAAATGAGTTTTATAGACAGTTTCCTAAAACAGAATCTCATGCTTTTAGAGATGAATCCAAAAATACAATATTCAATCTTAGTAAGATATATGAACAGATAGATTACAATGATTCTTTTGCAATTAAAAGCAATATTTATAGAGGTAATTTTTATTGGAAAAATGGACAAAGAGACACTGAAGTTATTTGGGCTCCAGATAATAAGGGTAGGTTTTTTGTTTCATGGATACCTTCAGGTCAAATTATGAACAATGTAATACAAAAAGGAAACTTAAAACTACCAGGAAATTTACATATGGGAGCTTTTGGGTGTGACTCTTATGATATATCAGGTACTGTGGGAGGTGGTGGTTCTAAAGGTGCTTTACATGGTATGACTAAGTTTCATATGGATGATGGCCCTACAAATAGTTTTTTTCTTGAGTATATATCAAGACCTCCTACTGCAGAAATTTTTTATGAAGATGTGTTAATGGCTTTACACTTTTACGGAATGCCTATATTGGTAGAAAACAACAAACCAAGATTATTGTATTATTTAAAAGAAAGAGGATATAGAAGATTTTCCCTTAACAGACCTGATAAACACAGAAATGCCTTGTCGAAATCAGAGAAAGAGTTAGGAGGCATACCCTCTTCTCAAGCTGTAATATCTGTACACGCTGAAGCTATAGAAGGTTATATTGAAAACCATGTTGGTGTTATAAATGATATTGAAAATCTTGATTATGGTTCTTGTGGAAATTTGTATTTTAATAGAACTTTACTTGATTGGGCTAATTATGATATCAATAATAGAACTAGATTTGATGCTACGGTTAGTTCAGGCTTTGCTATAATGGCAAACCAGAGTAAGCAACGGACAAACATACAAAAACATAATCAAATAAATGTTAACTTTGCAAAATACAGTAACAAAGGTTCTGTTAGCGAAATTATAAAATAAACATGATAAACAAACCAAAGTTCAATTCTGGAAGTGGATTTCCAAATCAATTTGCACCAGATGAAGAAAAAGCTAGTTTAGAATATGGCCTTCGTGTAGGTAGAGCAATAGAGTCTGAATGGTTTTCAAGAGATTACGGAAGTTCTTTATATGGAGAGATACGATCAGAGTTCTTAACTAGGAGATTGTATGCTAGAGGAGAACAGCCTGTTGAGAAGTATAAAAATGAATTATCTATTAATGGAGATCTTTCATATTTGAATTTAGACTGGACTCCAGTTCCAATTATTCCAAAATTTGTAGATATTGTAGTTAATGGTATATCTAATAGATTATACGATATTAAAGCAGAAGCAGTTGATCAGTTTTCTACTATTGAAAGAGATAATTTCAGAAATGAATTAAGAGCAGACATGATGGCGTATGAGCCATTGAAAATTATAAAAGACAATACAGGTGTAAACGCTTTTAACTTTGAAGAATCTGTAATTCCTAAATCTGATGAAGAGCTTGATCTTTATATGAACCTAAGATACAAGCAAGGTGTAGAGGTTGCTCAAGAGACAGCACTTAAGACAATTTTAGAAATTAATGACTATGAAGAAACTAAAAGAAGAATAGATGAAGATAATGTTGTTTTAGGATTATCTGTACTTAAACACGATTTTGACATACATGATGGAGTTAAGGTAGAGTATGTAGATCCTGTAAATTTTGTTTATTCACAAACTGAAGATCCAAATTTTAGAGATTGTTATTATTTTGGAGAAGTTAAATCTGTACATGTATCAGAATTAAAAAAGATAAATCCATATTTAGAGCAAGAAGAGTTAGAGCAAATAGCTAAAACAGCTTCAAGATATGATGGTTACAGAAGTACACAAAATTTAACATCACAAAGTGGATTAGATAAATCAAACGTTTCTTTATTATATTTTTCATATAAAACTGATAAAGAGATTGTATATAAAATTAAAGATGGAAGTAATGGTGGTAAAAAAGCATTAAAGAAGGATGCTTCTTTCAATCCACCAAAAACGGAACAAGCTAGATTTAAAAAAGTAGCAAGAAGAATAGATGTTTGGTATGAGGGTGTAATGGTTTTAGGAACAAATACTTTGTTAAAGTGGGAGATGATGAAAAACATGGTTAGACCTAAATCGTCTTTTCAAAAAACTATACCTCCATATATTGCGTCTGCAATAAAAATGTCAAAAGGAAGAATAGACTCTTTAGTTAAAAGAATGATGCCTTTTGCAGATCAGATACAATTAGTCCATTTAAAACTACAACAAGTTGTTTCTAAAATGATACCAGACGGTGTCTTTATTGATGCAGATGGATTAAACAGTGTTGATTTGGGTAATGGCGCTTCATACAACCCTTCAGAAGCATTATCAATGTATTTTCAAACAGGTTCTGTAATTGGACGTAGTTATACAGAAGACGGTGAATTTAACAACGCTAGAGTGCCTATTCAAGAATTAACAAGTTCGGGTTCTAATGCAAAAATAGCTAGTTTGATTAATATGTATAATTATCAGCTTCAAATGATTAGGGCTGTGACAGGAGTTAATGAGGCTAGAGATGGCAGTAAACCAGATCAATACGCGCTAGTAGGGATACAAAAGCTGGCTGCATTAAACAGCAATACCGCTACAAAACATATTGTACAGTCAGGTTTGTTTATTACAAGAAAATTATGTCAAGCTTTATCTTATAGATTATCTGATATTTTACAGTATTCAAATTTTGCTGATGATTTTGCAAAAATGATTGGTAAAAATAATTTTAAAATATTAAATGATATAAGAACTTTACATTTACATGATTTTGGAATATTTATAGAGTTAGAACCAGATGAAGAAGAAAAACAACTTTTAGAGCAAAACATACAACAATCTATACAGGCACAAAAAATAGATTTAGATGATGCTATAGATATTAGACAGGTTAATAATTTAACACTAGCTAATACCCTTCTTAAAATAAAGAAACAAAGAAAGGAACAAGAAGATATGAAAAGGCAACAAGCTAACATGCAAATGCAAACTCAATCTAATATTCAATCTACACAAGCCGCTTCTCAATCGAGAATGCAGGAGTCACAAATGAAGCTTCAAGGTGAATCACAGCTAGAACAATTAAAAAGTCAATTGGATTTACAAAAAATGAAACAAGAAGCTGAAATACAAAAAGAAATGCTTCAGTTAAAATATCAGTTTGAATTACAGTTAAAACAAATGGAGTCAGAGAATTTTAAAAATAAAGAATCTTTTAAAGAAGATAGGAAAGACAAGAGAACTGAAAAGCAAGCAACACAACAAAGTAAGATGATTGCTCAAAGAAAACAAGATTTACCTCCTACAAACTTTGAAGAACAAGAGGAAGAAGCACAAGACCCTATGGCTAATTTGCTACAAAACATGGATCAAAAAAACATACTATAAATTTAGTATTTTTGTATAAAAATTTAATTTAATTTATTATGAGTGAAGAAATCAAAGCAAAAGTCATTGAAGATAATTCAAATGACGTAGATTTTAAGATAAATCTACCTTCTGCAAAAAAGGAAAAACCTGCAGAAAAAGTGAAAGATGAAGTTGTTGAACAAGAACAAAAAGAAGTTCAAGAAACTGAAACAGAAGCTAAAGAAGAGGTTAAAGAAGAAATAACTCAGGAGTCTGAACCTGAAGAAAAAAAAACAGAAGAAAAAATATCAAAAGAAGATGTAATCAATCAGTATTTATCTGATAAGTATAAAATTGATTTAGATTCTTTAGATAACGTTCTTAAAAATAATGAAAAAAAGCAAGAGCTTCCGAAAGAAGTAGAAAACTATCTTGAGTATAAGAAAGAAACAAAAAGAGGTTTAGATGATTATGTTAAGCTACAGCAAAACATAGATGATGTAAACGAGGAAAATTTACTTAGAAATTACTATAAGGAAAATAATCCTGGTCTTGATGATTCTGATGTAGATTTTTTGATTAACGAAAAGTTTGCTTATACAGAAGACAGTGACAATGAATATGATATAAAGAAGAAAACTCTAGCAAAAAAGCAAGAATTATTTAAAGCTAAAGAGTATTTTAATAATTTAAAGGAGAAATACAAAACTCCACTTGAGTCAAGTGACGAGAATGTGCCAGAAAATTATAAAGAAGCTTTCAAGTTTTTCAATAATTATAAAGAAGAGTCAGCAAAGCAAGAAAAAGCAACGCAAACTCAACGTGAGGTTTTTCAAGAAAAGACTAACAAGTTTTTTAATGATGAGTTCAAAGGTTTTGAATTTAATTTAGGAGACAGTAAGCTTACTTATAAACCTAAAGATGTTAATGAAATTGTAAATAAAAACAGTGATTTAACAAACTTTATAAACAAACACGTTGACGAAAACGGATTGCTTAAAGATGCTGGTAAATATCATACAGCTCTTTCTATGGCTATGAACCCTGAAAAGTATGCTAAGTTCTTTTATGAACAAGGTAAGTCGGATGCGGTTAATGAAGTTGTAAAAGACGGAAAAAACATAGAAATGTCTGTAAGAAATAACGTTGATTCTTCAAAAAGCGGAACTCAATTCAAAGTATTGCAAGATACAGCGAGTTTTAGTTCTGGATTAAAAATTAAAAAACGTTAAACATTAAAAAAAATTATTTAAAATGGCACAATCGATTAATTTTGCTAACGGCACAATAGGCGGTAGCACATCATTAACACCAGCACCTGGTAAGGCGTTAGGAAACTCTAACTACCTTAGTAATGCTGATTACACATTCGCACAACAATATCTTCCAGATTTATATGAAAAAGAATTTGAAAGATATGGAAACAGATCTATCGCTTCTTTCTTAAGAATGGTAGGCGCTGAGATTCCTTCAAGCTCTGATTTAATTAAATGGAGTGAGCAAGGAAGATTACATGTTCAAGCTTCTGGTACTATTACAGACTTAGATACTATTGCTGTAACAGGACATAGCTTTAGAGTTAATCAAACTATTATTATTTCTAAATCAGGATCTCAAGCTAAAGCTCTAATTACAGCAGTAGCAACTGATTCTATTGACGTAGCTACTTTTGCAACTAAAGATTTATTACACGTTACAGGTACAGACGGAGCGGGACCTTTTGATGCAGCAGATGCTGTAACAATTTTCGTTTATGGTTCTGAATTTAAAAAAGGAACAAACGGAATGGACGGATCTCTTGAAGCTGATTTTGAAGCTAAAGAAAACAATCCAATAATCATTAAAGATAAGTACGAAGTAAGCGGATCTGAAATGGCACACGTTGGGTGGGTAGAAGTAAGCACTGAAAACGGAGCAAACGGATACTTATGGTATTTAAAATCTGAGCATGAAACTAGATTAAGATTCGAGGATTACCTAGAGACTTCAATGGTTGAAGGTGAACCAGCTGCTTCTGGATCTGGAGCTTTAACTGCAGGTTACAAAGGTACAAAAGGTCTTTTCTACGAAATCGAAAACAATGGTAACACATCAAGTGGAGATATCGGAGACAGAACTGATCTTGAAAACATTGCTAAAGTTCTTGATAAAGAAGGAGCAATTCAAGAAAATGTATTATTTGTAAACAGAGATACATCTTTTAAAATCGACACAGTATTAGCTGCTCAAAACAATAGTGGAGCATCTACTTCTTCTTATGGTTTATTCGATAATGATGAAGATATGGCTTTAAATCTTGGATTTACAGGATTTAGAATCGGATATGACTTTTATAAGTCTGACTGGAAATACTTAAACGACGCTACTACTAGAGGTAATATTGGTGGAGTTGATGGTATTTTAGTTCCTGCTGGGACAACTACTATTTACGATCAAGTATTAGGAGAAAATGCAAAAAGACCTTTCTTACACGTAAGATATAGAGTCTCTCCTACTGAAGACAGAAAATACAAGTCTTGGGTAACTGGATCTGCTGGTGGTGCATCTACATCAGATAAAGACAATATGGAAGTTCATTTCTTATCAGAAAGAGCTTTATGTACAATGGGAGTTAACAACTTCATGTTGATGCAATAATAACAAATGGGGAGGGGCTTGTCTTCTCCCCTTTTTTTAATCTAATTAAATTTTAATAAAATGGCAATACAAACAAAAAACACAGGATATTCTGTAATTCTACCTAAACTAGAAAGAAAACAAAGAATATTTATTTTAAAAGGTGACAAGACACCTATAAGACATATGATTAATGTAAAACATACGTCTTCTAAACCCCTAACATATTTTGACGGACAGCTTAATAGAGCTTTGAGATGGGCTACAAACCAAATATCTCCTTTTGTTGATGAACAAGACGGAATAGCTACTATTGAACCTATTACATTTAAAGACGGTAAATTAATTGTACCAGATTATAACCTTAATCTTCAAAAGTTTTTATTAATTCACCCTGATTTTAATAAAAGGTATTATGAGTTTGACCCAGAAAAAGACGCACAAGAAGATGTGCAAGACATGGTTTCATCATTAGATGCACAAGTTGCGGCAAAAGATATGGATATAAATGACCTAGAAGCAATAGCTAGAGTTGTTTTAAAAAATAAAAACTTAATATCAAGAATGACTTCTTCTGAACTTAGAAGAGACATGATTATATGGGCTAGAAATAACTCATCTGAATTTATGGATCTTTTAAATGATGAAAACTTAAAGCTTAGAAATATAGCTGTAAGAGCAGTTGAAATGAATGTTTTACATATTAAATCAGACAATAGAACTGTAGTATGGGGAGATAACAAGAAAGAAAAAATTATTGTTGTTCCTTATGGTGAAAACGTTTATTCTGCTTTAGCAGTGTATTTTAAGACTGATGAAGGTCTTGATGTATTACAAAATATTACAAACAAATTGTAATATCCTTAGTTATTTTTATATGCAAAGAAAAGAGGCCTGAGATATGACCTCTTTTTTTTTATTACTTTTGTAAAAAATATATCCTATGATAAATAGCGTAAGAAACACAGTTTTATTTCTGTTGAATAAAGACAATCGAGGATACATTGCTCCTTCTGAATTTGATTATTTTGCAAAACAAGCTCAGTTAGAAATATTTGAGAATTATTTTTCTGATTATTCTAGAGCTGTTTTATTACAAAATCAAAGAAAAAGAGCTTTGGGATATGGAGATAGTGTCGTTCAAATACAAAACAAAATAGACCTTTTTGCAACAAGTGCAACTTTACAGTATACTGATGTAGGTTCTGTAAGTGTTGGTGGTGAAGATGATTATTTTTCTTTTCCATCAAATTTATACAAGCTTATTAATTTAACTTATAATGGAAAGGTATTACAAGAGATACCAAAACACAAATTTGATATGATTGTGAACAGCAATCTTAGCTCACCAACTGTTACTTATCCTGTATTCAAAAGAGAAGGCGTAAAGGTTTTTGCAAGACCTTTAAGTATTTATTATACAGCCTCAACTCCACAGAATTCTGAAATAGCTTTAAAATGTAATTATATCAAAAAACCATCAGATCCGCATTGGGGTTATAATACTATTTCATCAGATCCTGTTTATAACAGTGATACTTCTGTTGATTTTGAAATATCAAGCTCCGATGAGACAGAGCTAGTAATAAAGATATGTAAGTTTGCAGGTCTGAGTATAAGAGAAAAAGAAGTATTAGAAGTTACCAATGCTATAGAAACTCAAGAATTTCAAAAACAAAACACTTAATTAGATGCCAAAAATAGGACAAAGCATAACGCAAAGAGAATATTACCAAAATAATGGTAGCGACCCTTCAAGTGAAAACTGGGGAACTTATCAGTATTTGTTGTTAGAAGACGTAATTAATAATTTTTTATTAAGTTATGTAGGAGACGACAAGGTAATTAACAAAGTAGATAGAAACGAGGTTGTATTTCACGCTAAAAGGGCTATACAAGAGCTTAATTATGATGCTCTAAGAGAGGTGGTCGGATTTGAAATTCAAGTGCCTGAAACGCTTAAGGTTCATTTGCCGCATGATTTTGTTAGTGCAGCAAAAATATCCTATGTAGGAGACGATGGAATGACACACCCTATTCCACAAAATTACAATTCTAAAATTACAGATTCATATTTACAAGATAATTCTGCTAGTAGAAATATTTTAATGGACAATGATGGTAATGCTTTAAAAGGTACTGCTATAATTGAAGATAATTGGAAAGCTAACACAAATGACAAGTTAACTGAACCAGACTCTTATGCTTTAGGGAAAAGATTTGGTATAGATACAGGTTCTGCTAATCATAATGGAAGTTATCTGATAGACAAAAACAAGGGTTATATATTATTCAGCTCAAACTTAAAAGATAAAAACATAATTATTGAGTATGTTTCTGATGGTTTATATGGTTATGCTGACAGTGAAATAAAAGTACACAAACTTGCAGAGACTTTTATGTATGATTATTTGCAATCTACTATTTTAAAATCTAAGTTTGGTGTTCAGGAGTATATTGTTAGAAGAGCTCAAAAACAATCTTCTGCTTCTTTAAGAAATGCAAAAATAAGACTGAATACTATAAAATTAAGCGAACTAACTCAGATATTAAAAGGAAGAGATAAGTGGATTAAATAATATGAAATTAAGTAGTAATTTTTCAAAAGGAAAACTCAACAAAGATGTTGACGAAAGGTTAGTCCCAAAAGGGGAATATACTGATGCCTTAAATATTCGTGTTTTAAACTCTGAAGGTTCCGATGTTGGAGCTGTAGAGAATGAAAAAGGTAACACAAAACTAACTTTTAATTCAGAGTCAGACAATCCTATGTGTATTGGATCTGTTTCTGATGAGGCTAATGAAAAAATATATTGGTTTGTTGTTAATGATTCAGGACACTCTTTTATATATGAATATGATGTTATAAAAAAATTTAGTGCAGTTGTATTAGCTGACACAAGATCTGGTGATGATCAAGTTTTAAATTTTAATAAATTAAATAAGATTACAGGTATAGATGTAATTTACAATATAGTATCTAATAAAAATTTATTATTGTTTACTGATGGTATAAATCCCCCAAGAAGTATAAGTATTGAAAGAGCTAAAGGTTATGGAACAAATAATTTTGATGAAGACGATATAAATCTTTACAAAAAACCACCAAGAAACGCACCTACAGTTTCACCTTATAATACGCCTAAAATAGACGAAAACTCTGTTAAAGAGAGGTTTTTTTCATTTGCGTATAGATATAAGTATTTGGATGGAGAGTATTCTGCATTATCTGCTTTTTCTAATTATCAATTCATTCCTGGTAATTTTGATCTAGATTTTAGCACCATGGAAAATAAAGCCATGGTTAATGTGTTTAACGCATATAGAATCAAGTATAACACGGGTGATAAAAGAGTCACAGATATTCAAATATGTTTTAAAAACCCAAAAGAGGGTATTGTTTATGTTATAGATAACATTAATAAAAAAGAAAATTATTTTGTAGATAATGTTGAAAAAACAATTTCATTCAGTAATAAAAAAATATATAGAGCATTACCTAAAGATGAAATAAATAGAATATTTGATGATGTACCTCTTACTGCAAAAGCTCAAGAGTTTATAGAAAATAGATTAGTTTTTGGAAACATTACCAGTCAGTATGATTTGCTAGAAAATGAAACTGATACAAATGTAATTAGAATTGATTATAAGGCAGAAAAAGTATCATCTCCTCAAGAAGGAACAGAAGGTACTACAAGTATTGATAATACAGAAAGGAAACTAACTTTAGACCTTACAAATAAGTCTTTAAGTAAAGGGTCATATCTTTTGATCGGAGCAGATTTAGCTTCTGATGAGGCAGGAAGCTCCCCAAATACATATTTTGACGGAACTTTTACTGGAAACAACGCTATACAACTAAGTAAAACATATTCAAGTGCGAGTGAATTAGCAAGCTCTGATGATTTTGTAGAGCTTCTTACATACCTTACAGGTAACTTTGTTCAAAATGTAAGTTCAACTCCACCACCAAATAATTCTACAACAAGTTATGGAGAGTTTTCTGTAGATTCTTCAACTTCTACGAGTATAGTCTTACTAGCTCCATCTATAATTTACGTTGATACAAGTTCTACATCTTTTACAGAAAACTTTGAGTTTCAAAGTGAATCTTTGTACACATTAAGACCTTCAACTAATAATTTATCTTTAAAAAGTAATAGAAGCTATGAGTTTGGCTTAGTTTATTTAGATAAATATGGTAGATACTCAACCATTATACCAACTACAAGCACTGTAGGAAACGATTCTTCTGAAATATTTGTACCTGTTGAAAATGCTGTAGACATAAATTCTGCAAAACTCACTGTAAATAACAAAGCTCCGTATTGGGCAGATAGATTTAAATTTTTTATAAAAACAAATAGAAATTTACACTATAACATATACAGTACTTTTTACTACGAAGATGGTTTATATAGATGGATTTTACTTAGTGGTAATAATATTGGTAAAGTAGAGGAAGGCACTAATTTGATTGTTAAATCTGATGACAATGGCCCATTAAACAGAGAGGTAAAAGTAAAAGTTTTAGAAGTTTCACACAAAACTAAATTAGATGAAGAGGTTAAAAGATATGATGGAGATGATGCTGATGAGGGCTGGATTGAAGGTAATAAAGATGCTTTTGATAATCCTATAAAAGAAAGACCAGGCGTTTACATGAAAATAAAACCTGTTGGATTTTCTATGGATTTTAACCCATATAATTATGCAGAGTACGAAGGAAGCGATAGAATTCCTTGGGGTCTTTTTAGTTCAGCTAATCAAGGGTTTGCTAACGTAACATTACCTGAAAAAGATGAGTTTGGATTAGCACAGTATTTAGATGGATCCAATTATGTTAATTTGAACATAACTAAAGGTAGTATTATCAATATTAAATTTGATGCTTGGGAAAGACAAGATGCCGAAGGCGATGATTCTAAGTATTATGAGAAAGAATTTATAGTTTCGGGTGACTATACAGGAGACGCCACTACATCAGGATTTGAAAAGTTTTTAATAGAAGAAACGGCTTGGGAAAAACCAGTAGGTGAAACTTACTATACTGATAAAGATGAACAGTTTTATTTAACATTTAGTAAGACAGGGTCAGGGTCTGCAACTAGACACAGAGTTAATGTACAAACTACTGAGTACACTAGACAAACAGAAACAGGGTTTTTAGATGCTAAAATAAACCTTATGTTAGTTGAAGGTATTACAATATTTGAAACAGATCCTGAAGATTTAGATAGTGATGTTTACTATGAAACAGAACAAACCTTTGATATTGTTAATGGTTTTCATGTGGGTAACACACAAACACAAACTTCTTCAGTTCCTGGAATATGTGATTTAACTGTTGGTAATTGTTTTTCTTTTGGAAATGGTGTAGAAAGTATACAAATTAGAGACGAAAGATTATCTCCTTTTTATGATTTAGATTATAGACCTAATTTAGCGTTACTTGATGGATATAAAAGGGTTTATTTGAAAAACACTTTAATATATTCACAAAAATATAATGCTGAGACAAGTTATAACTCCTTGAATGAATTTAATTCTTCAAGAGGTATTAAAAAAACATTAGACAGTAAGTTTGGGTCTATACAAAAACTTTTTTCTAGAGAAACAGATTTAATTGTTTTTCAGGAGGATAGAGTTTCTAAAGTTTTGTTTGGAAAAGCTTTGTTATACAACACAAGCGGTCAAGCTTCGCTACAAAAAATAGAGGATGTATTAGGGCAAGATGTACCTTTTAGTGGAGAGTATGGTATTTCTCAAAACCCAGAAAGTTTTAGCTACTATGCAGGAAGGATGTATTTTGCAGATTCTTCTAGAGGGGTAGTATTAAGACTTTCTCAAGACGGAATAACTCCTATATCTTATTTTGGACTTAAGTCTTACTTTAAAAACAATTTATTTGAATATAAAAATTCATTTAATATAGGTGGTTTCGATCCAAAGCATCATCAATATGTATTATCAATGAATCAATCTCCATTTGGAGTTGTAAATGATCAGTTTGAATGTGATTCAATACTTTCTAGAAACTTTACAGAAGCTTCAGAAACTTACACATATGAATTAAATGCAGAATCTGCAGGAAATGTTACTGTGGCTTACGTTGCTGGGGGAACTTTTAATGCAGTAGTTACAATAAACGGAGTAACAACAAGCAATAATTCTTTAACAGGATCTGGTAACTTTACTGTTGCTTTTTCTGATTCAGATATTGCAGCAAACAGAAAAGCCACTGTAGTTTTAACTTCTGTATCTGCAGGAAATGTTCAGTTAACACATTCTTGTCCAGTAGTGGCTACAAGAAAAGTTACTATTATAGTAGTCAACGACCCGGCTGAAGAAAGTGAATCTATTATTAACAGATATAAAGTAGGTTCTAGATCATATTACTTTGATGAGGATGTCTTTGATTCTTCTGGTGTTACTAGAAACGAAAGTTTTACAGAAGCTAAGGGTTCAGAATATGTTCCCAATAATGGAGAATCAATAACAATGTCTTCTTTAAAACAAAAAGGATATCATACAGGAGATTTTAACACATGTAATAGATTAGGCTATTTAGTCTCGTCTTCTTCTAATCTAACTGTGGATAATATAATAGCAGCTGCTACTTTCCCTACAGTTACAAAAACTGATTTAACTGATTCTGAAGATAACAGTATTACGTTTACATTTACTGAAAGTTCATCTACAGATAATTTATATTTAGTATATGATTATATTGACGTATTACCAACGGTAGTTGACGATACTGTTACAGGATTAGCTAATGATGCTTCTACTACAATTAATGTTTTATCTAATGATACCGTTTCAGGTACTCATACAGTTACAATTCACTCGTATCCGTCTTATGGGTCAGTGATTGTGAACGCTGATAAAACTATAACATATGATCATGATGGATCTGAAACAACCTTTGATTCGTTTCAGTATAAGGTTACAAAAGACGGAGCTTGTTCTGCTATAGCTACTGTTGAAATAGGTATACTTGCTTCTGGTGGTGGTGGTGACACAGGGCCATATCCAGTAACTTTAGAGTACGGAAGTATAAGTTGTGCTTCAGTTTGTAGTAACTATCCAGGAGGACAATCAGGAACGTTTTATGTAGATGTAGGTAGTGCTGAATCTGGAGGTGTATTTGCAATATCTTCAAAGATATATACTGATTCGGCTGGTAATAATCCTGCTCCTGCGTATTTTTATACTGATGGAACAGATTGTAGACCAGTATCAGGACAAGGTGATTTAGGTGTAACAACAGGATGTAGTTAATTATGGCAACAACAATAACATTTGACGAAATAAACAATGCATGGACATCATTTCATTCTTATGAACCAGAATGGATGGAGAGAATAGGTAATAGTTTTTATTCATTTAAAAACGGAAACTTATACTTGCATGACGATAATGACACAAGAACTAATTTTTATGGAACAAGTTATGGTTGTCATGTAGAGTTTTCTGCAAACGACGGACCCTCTGATATAAAGCTTTTTAAAGCTGTTTCATTAGAATCAAACGACACAAGTTGGTTTGCTACTTTAGATACAGAATTAGAGCAAGGAGCTATAGGTTCTAGTAGTGACTTGAAGTTTCAAGATAAAGAAGGTATTAAGTATTCTTATATTAGAAGATTATCAGGAGATACATTAAATTTTTCAGAACTATCTATACAAGGATTAGGTAATTTACAGTCTATACCTTCGTCTAACAACTATACTTTTTCAAACGCTATACCAAATCAAGTACAGTTTAGCGATCCAGATACAAATGCTGGAGGAGACAGCTTGTATTTTAATGATGGAGCAACAAAACTTGTTGGAGTTATTGATACTGTTTCAGACAAAACTATTACTACAGTATCGTCTACAAACGTACCAAGTGTAAATGATTTTTGTTTTGTTGTAAAAAATCCAGAGGCAGAATCTTTTGGATTAAGAGGATATCACGCTAAAATAAAACTAACAAACAACTCTACAGGTTTCGTGGAGCTTTATGCTGTTAATTCAGAAGTTATAAAGAGCTACATGTAAATTTTGTATATTTGTATAATTAAAAAAATAAGACTATGGCATTTTTTACAACACTAGGACTTATAACTGGAGCTGCAGGAGCAATAAAAGGATTTATGGGTGGAGCTCAAATGTCTTCAGACGCAAGAAAGGGTCTTGAAAACTTTGAATATCAAGATTTAAGCCAAGGCGCTTTTGACACACTAAAACCTTCTTTAAAACAAGAACAATTTGGATTACAACAGATAGGACAACAAAGATCAGGTCTTGTTGACGTAGCAGCTGGACTATCTGCGAGTGATGCTATGGCTATGTTGGGAGCAGGTGAGGAGCAAATAGGTCAGAAAGAGTTAAATCTTTTAAATAAAATGCTTGAAAAAGAATCACAGTTTGATGTAATGAGAGGTCAAGATTTCCAAAAAAGAATGCAAATGCAGGAAGCTAGAGATCAGCAAGAATTAAAAACTTTGAGTCAACAGCTTATGGCAGGAGAATCACAACAAGCTCAAGCTATACAAGGACTTGGTCAAATAGCCACTGCATATGGCACTGCACAAACTGCAGCAGCTGCTTTGGAAGGAGAAAACACTAATTTAAAAAAACCATTTGGTCAAACAAAAGTTGGTGAATTTTTAGGAAACAGTTTACTAGGAAAAAAACAAGGTGGTCTTTTAAATAAAAGAGCTGGAGGTTTATTAGGGCTTTTAGGAAAAGGTGGTGGAGGTTTGTTTGGATTAATTAAAGGGATATTTGGTAAATAATTAAAATAATATGGCATACAGAGGAGGCGCATTAGTAAAGCCAGTACAAGTAGATTACGGAGCAGTAGCTAAGATTTACTCTGCAGGTATGGCTAGAGTTCAAGAAATTAGAGAAGGTGTTCTTAAAGAAAGAGGAGAGCAAACTGCTGCCCTAGCTAAAGCTTCAGATTATGTTGTCACTGGTATTCAGGATCTAGATAACTTGTATATGAAAGCTGGTCAGTTGGCTAGAACTAGAATGCAAGAACTTATAGGTATGAATGATAGAGGTGAGATTTCTAGAAGTGAACTTACTGCCGCTTTTGCAAGAGAAACATCAGAGGCCTCTATCATAAGTAAGATGCCTGAAATAATGAAAAAAAACATAGAGGAGGTTGATAAAGATGACAACCTTTCTTCTTTAACTAAAGATCAACTTACTAATGTATATTTAAATGATGTAAACACTAGAGGGTCTTATGTTGATGGTAGTGGGATGAGACAAGATCTCAAACATACCATGGATATTCAACAGATAGGTGGTCAAAAATATATGGTTGCTAATTATGAAATTTACAACCCTGCTACAAAAAAAACAGAAGTAAAGTCTGTTGTTAAGCCCTTAAAAGATGCTGTAAACCCAAATTATGTTAAATGGGAAAAAATAAACGACGAACATACTGTAAAAAAGATAAATAATTTTTCTAGTATGCTTGGAAAAAGACAATTTATTGGTTCTGATGGTAAACCTATACAATATAATTTATTGCAAAAAATGCAAGATGATTATTTAGGTGTTAGAATTGAAGATATAAATATATTTAAAAACACCGTAGAAACACACATAAACTCTCAAGATGAAAAATTTTGGGAAGCTTATGCTTATGAGCAAATGCAAGTAAGAGCTCCATGGCAAAGCGGTTATTCAGGTCCATTAAAACAAGAAAAACTTGATGGAATGTTTAATAAAATGTATTACGACAAGGATGGAAACTTGATCGAAGTAAATGAAAAAGATGATGTTTTAGGATTTAAATTTGATGAAAAGGGAGATATTAGCTTAAAAGAAGAAACATTAAAGCTTGCAAAAGCTCATTATAGGGCAAAAGTTTATTCAGGTCTTGATATAAATCAAGAAATTTTAAGATTCAAAGAAGGTGATGATGTTCCAGTTGTTGGAGGCAATGATTTATCTGGAGCTGTTTATAAAAAATTCCAGGGTGGTTTTCCTCAAGATGTATCTTATGATAATGATTTTTTCAAAACTAGTGTTTTAAATGAATATTTTAGGAGTAAAACATTTGAAAAAGGAGAACCTATTTCTGATAAACAAGATCAATTTAATCAAGATGTGGCTTCAAAAGGGTATAGTTCTTTAGATTTTAATATAGATGGTATAACAGGTATTGATACAAATTTATCAAATATTATAAAAAATACAAAAGCTGAATTTTATGGTTTTAATGTGCCTGCAAAAGACAAAAAAAGCGCAAAGAAATTAAATGATGATTTAAATGTAACTTCTTCTAAAGGTTTAAAATACGATTCTATAAATTCTATTATTGTCGTTGATGGTTTGGATGGTAATCCACAAATATTCTTAAGTGGTAATGCTACTGCATCTAAGAAAAAAGGTAAAAGAGAAGGAGACATGGATGTTGAAGAAGAAACAACTACAGTAAATATTTCTAATGCAATATCACAACCTTTATCAAGTCAACAAATTACAAAACTATATCAGCAAATAAAAAATTATCCTTCCTTTACAAAATGGGTAAATCAAGCTGGAAATGAAATGTACAAAAAGCCAGAAAAGGCTTTTGATGCTATTGTGGAATTTGCACAAGATGCTTTTTAAATAATTAAACTATGAT